CAGAAGACCTTGACATTACCACAGATTCTGGTACAATTGCGATTGACCTCGACAGTGAAACACTGACTGTTGCAGGTGGTACTGGCCTAGACTCTAGTGCAACAGGCAATTCAGTAACACTGGCAATCGACAGCACTGTAGCTACACTCTCCGGCAGTCAGACACTTACTAACAAAAGCATTGATGCTTCCCAGCTTACTGGCACCGTAGCTAATGCACGACTTGATGCACAGCTTCAGGATGTGGCAGGGCTGGCGGTAACCAACGGCAACTTTATCGTAGGTGACGGCAGCAACTTTGTAGCAGAGTCTGGTGCGACTGCACGTACATCACTTGGTCTGGGTACAGCAGCCGTGACAGATACAGGTATCAGCAACGGCAACGTGGCTGTATTTACCAGCGGTGCAGCAGATGATGACTTCCTTCGTATTGATGGTACGTCTATCGAAGGCCGGTCTGCAGCAGAAGTGTTGTCAGACATTGGTGGTCAGGCTTCACTGACATTCGGTATATCAAACACAAATGCTGTAAAGATTGACAGTGCGTCAGTCGCAGATGATGAGTATGCTAGGTTCACAGCTAACGGCCTTGAGAGCAGGTCTAATTCAGAAGTTATTTCCGATATCGGTGCCGTAACTGCTGCAGATGCTGCTAACGAAGCTACAGCCCTTGCAATTGCACTTGGCTGATGAAATAAATGCTTGACAAAGCGCTATGAGTATGGTATAATTATACTACAATTTGGAGAAATAAATGGCTAATACATTCAAAGTTGTATCGCATGACGTTATGCCAGCATCTAGCGGTACTCCAGAAGACCTATACACAGCACCGGGTAGTACAACTACCATTATCTTGGGTATGGTCTTGGCTAATGTACACACCAGTCAGGTTACAGCCAGTGTAAAGCTGGTCAGTGACACATCTGGTGGTGGACGTTCAGCAACCAACACAACAACATTCCTGTTGAAAGATGCCCCCATTCCTGTTGGTGCATCTCTTGAAATCCTTGCCGGTAACAAAGTAGTGCTTGAAACTACAGATAAAATTCAGATTGACTGTTCCGTAGCGGATAAGGTCAGCGTAACTATGAGCATGATGGAGATAACCTAATGCCGTATCTGGGTCAGCAAACAGCCGATAACTTCCAGAGTACGACTGCAGTACAGCGTTTCAATGGTGATGGCAGCGATACGACATTCACCCTGACCACCGCAGTATCATCTGTCCAAGATGTCCTTGTGTCTGTTGACGGTGTTGTCCAAGACACTGCTGCATACACTATTCCTGACGGCACTACGCTGACATTTACTGCTGCCCCGTCGAGTGGCACCGGCAATATCTTCGTGAACTACCTTGCTCCACAGGGTGCAACAATTACACCTGCTGCTGAGAACAAGGGCAACTTCAAGGGTGGTGGCTTGTTCCGTACCAACGCACAGTCGTTGACTGCTGACACAACCATCCTTGCAACTGAAAACGCTAACGTGACTGGGCCGTTTACTGTAGCCAGTGGCGTAACCCTGACCGTTGAAAGCGGTGGAACATTGGTGACGCTATGAGTGTATTGAAGGCAGATACTATTCAGAGTACAGGCGGCGGTGCGGCTACGCTGACGAAGCAACACGCTGCTAAGATATGGGCCAACATCGACCAAACAAGCACACAAAGTATAAACGACAGTTTTCAAGTTAGTTCAGTTACAGATAACGGCAGTGGACGTACTGAAGTTTCATTTACAAACAGTATGTCCAGTGTAAATTATGTTGTTACAACTAGCAGTAAAGACGGTGGTAGTTACAACAAGTCAATGATTATAGGTGCGGATGCCGGTGGGGCTATGACTGCAAGTGCTTATGAATTGTTTCATAGACAAACTCAAAGCGATGGCTCAGGCAGCGGCAACGATGCTAATAACGCATTTATGGTAATACACGGAGACCTCGCATGAGTGAAGTAAAGACAAACAAAATCACCAGCCTTGCGAGTAACAACGACATCACCCTCGACCCAGATGGCACGGGGGCTGTTGCAATCACAGGCGGCTTCACCGCAAGTGACGGCTGCACAATCACGACTGCCGACAACAGCGCACAGCTTACACTCAAGTCAACTGATGCAGATGCGTCGGCTGGCCCTGTTCTAATGTTGAACAGAGACTCCGGTAGTCCTGCTGACGGTGATGTAATCGGAACCTTAAGGTTTAATGCTGATGATGACGCTGGAAACTCAACTTTATTTGCAACGATAATTGGAAAGGTAGAAGACGCATCCAACGGCAGCGAAGACGGTGAATTGCGAATTGAGATGGTTAAGGCTGGCGCAGATGTTGGTCGTCTCAACATGACTGGCGCTGAAACTGTCTTTAATGAAGATAGCAAAGACATCGACTTCCGTGTCGAAAGTGACGGCAAAACCGCCGCTTTCTTTGTAGAAGGCGGTGGCGGCACTGATGGCTTTATAGGCTTGAATACAAGCACCCCTCAAAAAATGTTGCACCTTGTCAAGAATGACAGTGACGGCATTATGATTTTTGATGCTGATGGGACTACAACAGACCATCAAATAGTCTTTGCTAAAGATTACGGCACAGGTGCTGTGACCGGTGGAAACTATTTTGGTGTTGGTGTTGATGGCAGCGAAAACGATTTTATCATTGCTTTCGATGCAAACTCCCAAGCAAGTCTAGCTGCTGACAAAATTCTGTCATTGACACATGACGGAAATCTAGCTGTTGACGGCTCATCCAGTACAGGCGGCGCTGACTACGCAGAATATTTTGAATGGTCTGATGGCAATAGCAGCAACGAAGACCGTCGTGGTTATAGCGTTGTGCTGATTGGCAACAAAATACGCAAAGCTACATCTGATGATGCGGCAACTTCTATTATTGGAGTGGTCTCCTCAACACCAGCCTGTCTTGGTGACTCTGCGTGGAAGGATTGGCACGGCAAGTACGAAAAAGATGATTATGGTAATTATATTATGCAGAACGGCGAAAGAGTGTTGAGCAGCAGCTATGATAACACTCAGACTTACGTTCCAAGAAAAGACCGAAATGAGTGGGATGCGATAGGTATTGTGGGCAAGCTGCGGCTTCGTGCTGGTCAGCCTACAGGCGACCGGTGGATAAAGATGCGTGACATATCAAGTGATGTAGAGGAGTGGTTAGTACGATGAGTTTCGGTACACTCAAAGCAGATACCCTGACGCACTCGACTGCGGGTTCGCTGGCTACGAATTATGTCGTTAATGGTAGTGCGAAGGCGTGGGTCAACTTCAATGGTGAAAGCACATTATCCGTTAGAGACAGTTTGAATATTGGTTCTGTTACAGATAACGGCACTGGTAATTATACAAATAACTTTTCTTCTGCTTTTGCTTCTGCAACTTACAACACCACAGGCGGCGGCGGCGGTAATCTTATGTATCTTGACACTTCTTATGGCTACACGACTTCTGCAAAAACCTTTAGGTCTGCGTATCCTAGCAGCACCGTTGGTAATATTACTGTGACTGACGGTAACGATGTAAACGCATCACATAACGGAGACCTCGCATGACAGTGACCCCAGAGTTTCAAGGCACACATCTATGGGATAGGCTCTGTTGGGCCAAAGAGAACCTTGAGGGTGTGCAGTCAGACTATCGGGTTGTCTATGAGGACAGCATAGATGAATGCGCAAAGATACTGGTTCCTGACCCTAACTGGATGGCGTGTGCGCTACAGGGCGGTATACTTCCTCCTGTTGAAGTCTACTGGGAACTAGCCAAAGACGAGGCAAAGCCTGACTTCAAGAAGCACACTCGTGGCTTTCTGCTGCACAACACCAAGCCTGTCGATGCAATGACAGAAGAACAGGCGATTGAGTATTTGATTATGAAGGACTGCCCACAGTCTGTGTGGCGCAGTTGGAACGAGGGCAACAAACCGAAGATGGTTATATGCCACAAGGAACAGCTTCCCGGCACACGTGAGTGGCGCAATGCTTGGAAGATTACTGAAGAACTTAGCGTCACAGATTTAGCAGCCTAAGAGGGAGAAACCTAATGGCAACAACATACATCGTAGACAAGGACGGGAATCAGATTGATGCCTCATCGGCTACCGTTCCTTCTGACCGTCACTTTCGTGGTGCATGGTCATTGAGTGGCAGCGTTATCTCTGAGGACATGACAGCAGCCAAAGCAATCTTCAAGGACAAAATCCGTGAGGTACGTGCGCCACTGCTTGAGGCAGAGGACGTAGTGTACATGAAGGCACTTGAGGCTGACGATGCCGACGCAAAGGCAGCATCAGTGACCAAGAAGGCTGCACTGCGTGATGCACCTGCTGCATCTGCAATCACTAACGCAGACACAATCGCTAAACTCAAGGCAGCTTGGGATACAAGCGTACTTGGCGACAGCCCATACGCATAAGGAGCATAGGCAATGGCACTGACAAAAATCACTGGTGAAGGCGTTGGTGCCATTGACAGCCTGACGGTTAACCGTGCAACAAGTCACGGCGATATAGTTGAGGTACAGAAAGACGGCACACGATTTGGTGCATTAGGGTCACAGTCTAGCGGCTTTTACATTGACGGTGAAAGCGGTCACGAAGGTATACGCTTTGCCAACGGCGCAATCACACCAAGAGAAAACGGAAGCGACAGTGACAACGCTAGTGATTTAGGCGCATCTAACAACCGCTTCAAAGACCTATATCTTGGCGGCAACTTGTACATCGGCGGCACCGGCAGTGCCAATGCTCTCAGCGATTACGAGGAGGGTACTTGGACGCCGACATTTTTTGGCTCATCCACTGCGGGAACTTACACTTACACCACAAGTGGAAACTCACCGTATGCAAACTATACCAAGATAGGACGCACTGTTACCTTACAAGTTATGCTCAACAACATAACAGAATCGTCGGCTGGTTCGGGTGATGTATTCGTAGGTGGATTGCCTTTTGATAAAGTGGCGGGGAGTGCGCCTTTTGGTTGTGTTCACCTAAATAATTGGAATACGACGGGAACTATTACAGGTGTGACTGTTCATCCAACAACATTTGCAAACAGTGGTGATAAATTGCAGTTTACATTAGACTTCGACAACACTGCTTCAAACAGTCTCAGCCTGAGTCATCTGAAAAGCGGGTCATCCGACGTAGGTTTCAGTTTGACTTATCTTACAGCTTAACCCCACTAGAGGTGAGGGTCGGACAGTCCAACCATAGGAGATAAAAATGGCACTGACAGAAGAAACAGTAGAAGACAAGATTGAAGTAGTAGGCGACTACAAAGCCGTACAAGTACGCACCGCTACAGTTATCAAGCGTGATGGCGTTGAGATTAGCCGCAGCTTTCATCGTCATGTGCTGCAATGCAGCACCAAGTCAGGCGACACTTGGGGCGATACTGATATCTCTAGCGAAAGCACTGAGGTGCAAGCTATCTGCAATGCCGTGTGGTCCGACGCTGTAAAGACTGCATACCAGACTGCAATGGATGCACAAGAGACACCATAAGGAACAACCATGCCATACATAGGTAAATCCCCATCAGCCGGTGTTCGTAACCGCTACCAGTATCAGGCCACTGCCGGTCAGACATCATTCAGCGGCAGTGATGCCAGCAGTGGTGTCCTGAACTACTCAGACAGCCTGTACATGGATGTGTACCAGAACGGTGTGCTTCTCGTACCCGGCACGGACTACACAGCCACAACAGGCACGACGGTTGTGTTGGTAACTGGGGCCAGCCTGAATGATACAGTTGAGATGGTCGTGTACGATGTGTTCTCTGTGAACAATGCCTACACAAAGACTGAGGCTGACACACGCTACCCATTCAAGGGCAACAACAGCATCATCCGCTTGAACGGTCAGACCATCAGCGCAGACATCACGATTGACAGCGACGAGAACGGTGTGTCGGCAGGGCCGATTACGCAGAGTGCCACCGTCACTGTCAACGGATATTGGAGCATCGTATGACCAGCGTATTGAATGTAGACACGATTGCTGACAAGGCTGGTAGTGGTCCGGTAGGGCTGACGAAGCAACATGCGGGGAAGGCGTGGCTGTATGGCACTACTACAGCGGGAACAACTGATTCTTTTAATGTTGGCAGTGGAACCGACCACGGAACAGGTGATTATAGTTACAGTTTTACTAATGCTATGGTTAATAATGATTACTCACAGTCAGGCATGGCATCCAGCACTGACCAACGACGGAATCTCACACAAAACACTGCAAGGTATTCCGCTTCTACTATTGCCGTAGAACTTTCTGATGCGGGGTCCAACGATGATACAAGTCATTGCGTTACAATTCATGGAGACCTCGCATAATGGCAAGCATACTCAAAGTAGATACAATCACAGGGGTAGCCACGGCTGGCTCTATTGCGGTGACAGGCGAGGGCAACTCAACCACAACGAATTTGCAGCAGGGGCTGGTTAAGGTATGGTTTAAGCTAGATGGCAGCGGCACTATTGGCGGCCTAGATAGTTTTAATGTTGCATCTTTCACAGATAACGGAACAGGTGATTATTCTGGAAATTTAACAAATGCAATGGGCAATGCTAATTATTCTGCTGTTGCTAATACGGGTTCTAATGATGTGTTTGGTTCTATAACAGGGGGTTCTCAAACTACATCTGTTCTCAGGTGTAGTGCTTACTACCCACAAGGCGGCAGTAACCTTGACCGTGACCAAGTATACGCAATGGCAGCAGGAGACCTCGCATAATGGCTAGTGAACTGAGAGTAAACACCCTAAAGGATGCCTCTGGGAACAACAGCATTGCCACCAGCTTTGTTGCAGGGGGTAGTGCGAAGGCGTGGGGCCATCTTGCAGCAGGTGGAGCATCTCTGCCCGACAGTTTCAATTTGTCGAGTATTGATG